CAGCAGTCTCCGGCCGCCCCTTTTGCCAGCGCAGCCGTTCGAACTTCAGCCACTGTTCCTGACCGCAATGCGGGCACGGCACGAAGAACCGCCGCTGGTCGCTGGCATCATATTCGCGCTCAATCCTGCTCAGCCCCCGGATTGTCGGGGTCGAGACCAGGAACACCTTGCGCCGATGGGCAAATGTCAGCGACCGCGCTTCGGCCAGCGTGACCGGATCGCCTTCGTCGTCAGCGGATGCCGGATAGGCATCGACCTCGTCGAGGAAGATGTAGCGCGCGGGTGTCGAGCGCAGGCCCACGGCCGAGTTCGCGCCCGTCATGATCAGGATGCCGCCCGCGAATTCCTTGGACAGCATCGTGTTGCCCGCGTCGCGCGACCGGGCGGGTTTGACCCGTTCCCGCAGTTCCGGGCTCTCGTCGATCAGCGGGTCGATCCGCTGGCGCGAGTTGCGTTTTGCCAGTTCCACGGTCGGCTGGACCGCCAGCATTGGGCCCGGAGCCTGGTGGATGGCAAAGCCGATCCAGTTGTTGCCTGCCTCGGTCGCGCCGACCTGCGCCGCCTTCATGAACACGATCCGCTGTGTTGGATCGCCGGGTGAAAGTCGATCCATGATTTCGCCCATGTAGGGCGTGCGGGCGGTGCGATACCGGCCCGGTTCGGCCGAGGCGCGGCCCGAAAGCATCCGGTGCCTGTCCGCCCATTCCGACACGGTCAAGTCCGCATCTGGCGTGAGGCCCGCTCCCCAAGCGCGTAGGATCTCTGCCGCGCCAACGAAGTCCGGCATATCGTCCGCATCATCGGAGATCGGGTTTGACCTCGGCAAGATCGTCGAGTTGGGCACGGACATGTTTCTCCAGAACCTTCTGCATCGCGGCGGTTTCGACACCCAGATCGGCCGCCATCAACGCCGCCGCACGCGAGGGCCAGTTCACCCAGACGTCGCGCTCCTGCCGTGCCAGCCGAAACACCAGCGACAACGCGCGGGCCCGGTCGATCAGCTCGCCTTTCAGCTTCTGCAGCCGTAGGCGTCGCTCCTGAGCCTTCAGAACTTCGTTCGCCGTCTTGGCCTGCAGGAACGTGGTGCCGCTGCCGACGGGAGGTGCCGCCAAGCCCTGTTCGCGCAGCGTTTCGCCTACGGCGGATACCGCCGCCTCCGGAACGGGCTTCAGTTTTGGCTGCGGTGCTTTCCGTGTCTTGGACGGATCGGTCGCCTCAGCGCGCAGGGCATCGCTGGCCACCGCGTCGATGCTGCCATCGCCATGCAGAACCAGCCGCCCTGTCGCCTTGGCCTTCTGGATTGCCCCGCGCGACAGGCCGACGCGGGCGGCATACTGGCGCTCGCTCAGACCCTCCATTGCGCGCTCCGATTGTCATTCAAAATCATGTGCTTATGTAGTTGATAAGCCTCCGCACCAGAGCGAACGTGATCCTACGAAGACGATGCAACTCACAACGGAGCCGCCAAGATGACCCGCCTGAACCCCCAGACAACGCCCCGCCACCAACTGCGCGCTGAGAAGGCTGCCCGGAACAAGGAAGCAGCACTCAACGCCTTCATCGGCAAGAAAGCTGAGATCGACGAGATGCTCGCCCGCTTGTCGAGCCTGAGCGACGACCACTTCAACGCCCACCCCGACGAGATCAACTGGGGCCATGTCGGCACCCTTGAGCATTACGCCAACCTCCTGAAGCGCATCACCGACAGCGCCTTCAGCGAGGGCGAGCACGCGGAATGAAAGGAGCAAACACCATGGAAGCCAGCACCATCCGCATCGCCATTCGCAGCCTGAACGAGCCTTGGGACACCAGCCGAGTCCCCGTCGTCCTTGACGAGATCGCAGCATCGCTCCGCGAGGAAGCCGACATTCCCGCGCGCCTCACCGCCGACAGCATGACCATCGCCATCGACGTCGCCACCGACCAACTGCCCGCCGCCGCAGCGCTCTTGCACGAACTTGGGCTGATCTGACCTCGGGCGTACGCCCGAACTCCGGCCGCGCACTGCGCGGCTTGGGGTCGTAGAAGACCGCGACGGTCGCGGTCCGAACACGGAGACGACCCTATGACCAAACTTTCCGATACCCAGACGATCATCCTGTCCCGCGCAGCTCAGCACGAGGACCGCTTTGCCTTGCCACTGCCCGACAGCCTGCGCGGTGGAGCCGCCACCAAGGTGGTCGGCGCGATGCTCGCCAAGGGCTTCCTCGAAGAGGCCGAGGCCGACATGCGCAAGGGCGAGCCCGTCTGGCGCGAGACCGGCGACGGCCATGGCGTCACGCTGATCGCCACCGCCGCAGGCCTCGCCGCCATCGGCGTCGAGCCCGAGGACGCGAACACCGCGCCTGCGGGCGCGGCGGACGCGCCGACCGAGGAGCCCGCGCCCAAGGCGCGCACCCCGCGCGAGGGCACCAAGCAGGCAACGCTGATCGCCATGCTACGCGCGCCAGACGGCGCGACCATCGAGGAGATCAGAGCTGCGCTCAATTGGGCATCTCACACGGTCCGGGGCGCGATGTCCGGCGCGCTGAAGAAGAAGCTGGGCCTCGACGTCACCTCGGAGAAGGTCGAGGATCGGGGGCGCGTTTACAAACTCCCCGCCGCCTGACGCATCCATGCCCGGCAAAATGATGACCGCCGTCCCATTGGGGCGGCGGTTTTCCTCTCAGGGGACCGTCTTCCGAAACACGCTGTACTGAAAGCTCTGCCGGTTACCCTTCGGCGTGATGTGCATGTGTCGTCTGGCATCGATGGTCTCGAACTGGCCCGGCAGCAGGCGCGCGAGTTCCCGCGCCAGATCCTCCGGCGCGTAGCGCGCAATCGGCAACCCCGAGCACTTTTCGGGCCCGTCATCGGCGAAGGTTGCGATGATCGCGATCCCACCCGGACGGAGGGCCTCGGACATCGCGCGCGCGTAACCGGCGCGATCCTCGGCCCGGATCAGAAAGTGAAACACCGCGCGGTCGTGCCAGACCGCATAGTCCCGTTCAGGCACCCACGTCGCGATGTCCGCTTCGATCCATGTCACGTCGCTACCTTGCGGGCCGAGACGCCGCCTGCTGACAGCCAATGCAGCCCCGGAAAGATCAAGCACAGTGAGAGGGCCGAGACCCGCCTCGAGCAGCGCGTCCACGAGCCGCGACGCGCCAGCGCCGATGTCGATGAACGCTTCGCCGGGATGAAGATGGGTTCGGACGAGATAGAGCGACACTGACGGCGTCGCTTCGAACCATGTCAGTTCATCTTCCGAGCGCGCGCCGTAGACCTCGTCCCAGTGATCCTGTCCACCTGCCATCTTGGTCGCAACCTCCCCGTGAGTCCGAGCCTAATGCATCAATGTCATTGAGGACACCGAGATTGTAGTCTTGGAAGCCTCAAGATCTCCGTGCCCGGATCGTCTCGAACAGCCGCCGCAAGGCGAAGGAACGGGCGATGCTCACGAATGAGAAAATGGCGCCCATCTTCAGGTTCTGCGCCAGTGTCGTGTGGAGCCCGAAGATCGGGAAGATCAGGATCTGCGTCACGACCGCAACGCCGTAGCCGACGATCACGTTGGCGATGGACTCGACCAAGGACATGGCGCGCGACTGCTTCATGCGGCGGCGTCATCCATCGGCCAGCAGTTCAGCCGCGAGAGTTCGCAGCGCATGCGCCGCAACCAAGGGGACCACGCCGTTGCCACAGAGGCGAAGCCGGTCCACCCGGTGGGCCAGCCCATCAGCGCCTCGACGAATGCTGGGTTCAAGGTCCGGCGCACTTCGGAGGTACTGCTCCCAGCCATCGGCGTCACCAGGACCTGGCGGCCAAGCAGGCCGTTGACCGGCGTGTTCGCCAATGTCGTCGCCCCATCCTTGTGATCCCGCGCCGTCGGCGTCATCCACATTCGGCTGGCATGGGTCAGATCGGCCGTCTTGCGGTTGCCGGAACTCGGCTTGCAGCCGTCGTTGGCCATCGGTGTTGGCCAGTCCCGCGCCATACCGTCCAGACCCTTCTCGTCTTTCCGCGCGCCGCCCCGGCTCCGGAAACTGTCGGTCTGCGGCGTGGGCCACATCGCGGCCGTCGTCGCCAGGTTCATTCCATGCTTGCCCGCCTCCTGCGACGGCGTTGGTTTCGTCTGCCGGTTTTCGTTGGCGCTGGCCCTCGGCGTCGGCCAGAGCCGGAGCAGTTCCGTCCGATTGCCGCCACTCGACCGGGTTCCAGAGCAGGCGCGCGGGGTTGGCCAGTTTGTCGCCTTCGCGGATGGCGAGGATGAACAGCCGCTCGCGCTTGTGGGGCGCACCGACTTCCGCCGCAGTAAAGAGGCCTGCCGCAAGGCGGTAGCCCATACAGACCAGTCCGCTGGCGACTTCGGAGAAGCCGAGGCGGAGATGATGGGCGACATTCTCGAGGAACACGAACGGCGGCTCAACCTCGCCGATGATGCGGGCGACATGCGGCCAGAGGTGGCGTGGATCGTCCGCGCCACGCCG